CGGACAGGCGAGACCCTGCCCCCCTACCCACCTAGCCGCAAACAAAACACGGCTACCCGCTTGCAACAGTTAGCATGGTGCTTGCAAAAGTACGCAGGTCGAGAGGTTGCCTAGGTAGACAGTGTCTAGTTACTTGTGGGTAACTTGTGTCGAGTGTCGAGGTGTATCGAACATGTGTTCGGTTTTTGGTGTGATATATCTGGTGATATATTCTCGAGATATTAGAAGATTTCTTGTCGATTGGCTTGACATTTGTCTGACGGTTCGCTAGTGTTGTAGTTGTAAGGGATAAGCCCTCACACAGAGACAAAAAGGGGAATACATGAAAATCGAGATAGAACTCTCGAGGGAGCAAGTCGAGGACACCATTAGCGGTGTACTTGGCGCATCATATAATCACTGGTTTTGGTGGCAGGTCGAGGACTACGACAACGGCTACGACTGGAACAAACTTCCAGCCGACCTCGAGGAGAAGTTCCTCACGGTCTCGATACTCGACCCCGACAAGTACTTCGACAACGAACTCGAGGAAGACTGCGAAACGATTACGAAAAAATTATCGGTAGCCGACATTCTGAGGGCGTGGAGTTCCTGCTCGGTGCAAGGTTACCGACTGACCGACGAGGACGCCTGCTCGAGTGATGCCGTGATGCAAACGGCGGTACTAGGAACAGTCGAGTACTGCTGAGACCTCGAGGAGACCGAAACGCCGTGAGGCGTCCACCTGTAGGGCAGGTGCTGACGAGGTCAGAACTACAACGGAAGAGGGACAATGAACGAGACAGAAAAATATCTGAAGAAAGTCGGGGAACTAATGCTAGAGCAGAAGCGCCGACTAGACGCAATTCAAGACGAATTCAGAGCAGAGCGCCAAGCCGCAGAGAACGAAGACAAGGAGACAAAATGACACGCAAAGACTACGAGGCGATAGCCGAGGTAATCGAGAGACTTGCCGAAAAATATCGACACGACGAAGGGCGTCACATTGTGGCAGAGTTCGCCGAGGACATTGCCGAAGTGATGACAAACGATAACCCAAGATTCAACCGAGACACATTCTACAGGGCTTGCGGTTACCAAGAAGTATAAAAAGCTCCCTCTAGCCCGTGTAGGCGGCGCAGGTTCATGACTTGACTAGAGGGCTATACAGTCACTAGGCTGTATTACAGTAAGACATAACTACAACAGCAAGGGGAAAACATGGAAACCAAGAAAGCACAAATGCTAATCGACAAGGAGGAAGCCCGAACCAAACTGCGGGCAATCTTCGCCGAACAAGAAAAGCCAAAGGTCTACACAGTCCTACGGCACATCTCATCTTCGGGACTCTCTAAAGACATCTCTCTAAAGACAGTCCAAGACGGGGAAATTATAGACATCACCTACTATGTCGCAAAAGCAATCGGCGACACACTGAAAGAACGCAACGGACAACGGGCTATCCGTGTCACTGGCGGGGGCATGGACTTGGGCTATCACTTAGTCCACAGTCTCTCAACTGTTCTCTACTTCGGTCAAGACCGTGCAGGCTATGCCCTGTCGCATGAATGGGCGTAACCAATGCTCACAGACTTTCTTTGGACAGGGCTATGCGCTCTCGTTATGGTGTCGCCCTTCATCATTGGGGCAATCGCACAACAACTAACCAACAAACACAAGAACAGGGGTAAATAATGAACTACGAATCACTCAAAGCAACTGCACAAAGTCTGCAAGAACTTTGCAAAGAACTAATAGCAGACATCGACAACGGGGTGCTCAACCCCGAAGCAATCCACTTCTACCTACATGACCTAGAGACGGGTGACAACTCAATCTACAGCGCACTCGAATTAGAACTAGAAGAAACAGAGGGGGAATGATGGCAACAGCACGAGAACTAGCACAGAACATTGGCAAGCGTGGACAGTTGCGAGTAGCAGGCACGGCACTGACCTTCGAGGTCGAGGTGCTTGACTGTCGCAACAGGTACGGCAACCTTGACTACAAGGTGCGCCCGACCACAGGCGAGGGTGAAGCATGGCACGAAGCTTCGGGGATAATCCTTGACACTCTCTAATATCTGTACTACAGTTAGACATATCAACAACAACGAAGGGAAACAGCAATGAACACGAAAACATGGACAGTGTGGGTGGGTGGCGGAGAAGTCACTGATTACACCGTCACACTTGAAGAAGCACGACAGATAGCAGAGTACTGGACAGATAAAGGTTATGACGAAGTAGTAATTGACAACATCACATGGGAAGACATCAACGAAGGAGAACAGCAATGAAAGTAAGCAAAGCAATCGAATACTTATCCCACTTAGACCCTAATGAGGAAATCATTATTGACTGGTGGGACAGACATTTCAACATGATATGGGACAACGACGATAACGAAATTGAAGTACCCGTAGATGTTTGGGAGTTCGTAGTCAAGCAAGTTGGCGAACGAGAATACTACACAGACATGTTGAACGAAGTAATCACAGAACAAACATACAAACAATACAAAAGAACAGAACCAACAGCAAAGGTGGTAGTCCAATGACTAAAGAAACAATACAAGCAGAAATTATCCGAGGGTTTGAGGACTTACGGTTCTTACTATCCGAGGGTGTACGACTGGGCGAGCTTCGCCCTATGAAGACATTCGCAATGCTAGAGCAACTAAACCAAGCCCAGTTTCTTATTGAGCAGGGCATGCAAGACAAGGAGACAGCACAATGAAACTAGCAATAGACACACTACTCAGCATCCTTATAGCCCTCGTATATTTCACGGCGGGATACAGCACACACAAACTACAAACAACCAAGCGCAAGCGAGCAATGCGGGCGCACCCAACATGGAAGGCAACCAAATGAAAACATATGACCTAACCCAAAACCGTGACCTAAAACAACACCACTTCGTCTTGTGTTATGACGCAGAGCGAAAGCTTTGGTATCACGAAATAGAATTAGAAGATGACAAGTTCCAACAAGGAACTATCTTCAACGAGCAAACAGGTGCATGGTCAAGCGGATACTTAGGTGACGGAGAGTATGAGACAGGCGTAGAAGATTGCGCCATCAAAATCCACAACATACTTGCCGTGCTCAATGAGCAGGAACTGGCATGAAAACCACGAGTGACATCATTGAAGAATGGGTACACCAGTACATCACCAACGAACCAACAGCCCGTGAAGTGGTATCCATATTGCGTAAGCGTTGGGGTTGGACAGTGTTGATAGATGACATGAAGCAGTATGAGCAACAAGCTGACAGCTAACTATCGACTATGGAAATGGCAACGGAACTACCGCAAACAGGGACAGTACAAACGCCCCCGCAAAATGTATGTCGTAGTCAAAGTGGTAGCAGGCAAGGAGTACGGGTACTGGCGTGGCTGTTACAAATATAACGGTCACACCTTTACCCCGCACCGAGCCAAAGCGTACAAGTTCAGGTGTAAAGACCAAGCCAAAGCCACAGCAGATAACTCAATGCTGTACCGCTACTCAAACTATAAGGTAGTACGCTACAAGAAATAATGTGTTAGAGTTACAAGTTGAATTGCCCCGCTCCACAGATTTCCCCTTCTCTGTGTCGTAGTGGGGCTTTTCACTTTCCCGAACGCTTCTTAGCCAGCGCATCACGCTGACGCGGTGTAAGCCCGCCGAACATACCGAACCTTCGGATGTCATTGGCTTCGCATTCCATTGCATACTCTAGACAAGCTGACCGTACCGTACATTTATTACAGAAGCCTTGTGCCTCATTGAAAAAGTCACGGTGGTTCACACCTATCTGTGGTTCAGGAAAGAACACTTCCCCACCTACACCCTTACAGTTCGCTTTGTCATACCACGCTGGGTGCATTGTCATTTCTTTTTGCCCTTCTTCTTTGCTGTGGCGAGATGTTGCCGTAACACATGGCATAAACATTCGCATCCGTCTATCTCGAAATCTGTCCACACTGCGACAGCCTTTTCTATCGTTCCGCAATGGTCACATATGCCAACATGCCCACAAGGGTAGATACATGTGCCATCAGGGAGTTCAGTCGTCGTCATCTTCTTCAGGTTTACCACATACGAGTGGTGTTCTCCCAATCGGATAGTCACACGGGCAAGGTTTACGCTCGCCTTTTTGTACCATCAGCTGACCACGCCAAGGAAGTTGTCAATCTGTTTAGCGTTCACCATTGACAAGCAACCGATATACCCTGCGGTATCTACCACGGTGTCATGTGCCCATCTACCCTCATCTAACGCTGTCCTAAGACGAGACAGTTTGACAGAAACCATGAACAAGATGGCTTGCTCAACAGTCATGTCGATACCTGTGAGCGCCTTGAAGATGTCACGGGTCTGTGTGTAATCCTCTAATGGATGAGCGTAAGCGTCATGTCTGTCGCCTGTGATAAGACTATGAGCTTCAAGTAGAACCTCAGCTCCCTTCATATTCCTCATTCCTAAATGGGTTACGCCACACCGTTTGGAAACTGTTGGCTTCAATCTGTTCCTTCTGTTGCCTGTCCTCGTAACATCTAATGATGTGTATACAAGGGTCTGACCCGTCAGTGAACTCTGCGTCCTCGGTAATGGACATAGGTATCCCGTCATGGGTGTAACAAACTGGCGGTGAAATCCACCCGTTGTCCATCCCAGCTTTTAACCATGTGCGGAAATCGGTGAACATCAGAACGCTTCTTCATCGCCCAAGAACGGCACAGCACCAAACTTTTGGGTGACTTGCTTCATGGTTTGTTCGGTCTTGTCTGCGAACACAGCATTGAACCTGACAGTCAAACCCAATTCGTCTGCCAAGATTTTTGTTGTCCACTTCTTCTCACCAGTTTTTTTATCTTCATACGAAGAGATGTCAAGCTTGCCGATAACGAACACACGGCTACCCTTTTCAATGGATGACGCTGCATGTTCTGCCATCTGACCGAACACGGTGACGTTGTGCCATACGGTAACTTTCTTTTCATCTTTACCTGATGTTGTTGCCACCGTGAATGTGCCTTGTGCTAGTCCTGATGTGGTGTACTTCAACTCGATTGGTTTGCCAGCGTTGCCGACAATGGTGATGTTATTCATTTGGTTTCTTCTTTCATTGGATGGATGTTGTTTGTTGTGCTATTCCTCTCACGCCCAAGACAAACATGGGTTGGTGGTTCGGAAACTTTGACATGGGTAATGAGACGCATAGAGCATCTATCGCATATCCATGATGTTGTGTGTCGCCCCTTCATAGTTGCCTATCTTACGGCTTGATAGCCCATGGACCCCACCCGAAACCGTAACGGTCAACACCGTACTGGTAGATGGCAAGCCCTGCGGTTAGACAAGTAACTGGTTTGAATAGGTCTGCTGGTTTAGTGATGATGCCCTTGTCGGTCAGCCATCCTGTCCATGACCCATTCAATTGGAGCAAGCATCGGCTGCCTCCGTTGGGGTCTTCACGGTTGAATGAACGGTTTATGCCACGGCTCTCTCTAAAAATCACATGGTCGAGTGTGCGCATAGCGTCCTCTTTCCAACCAACTTGCCGTGCCAACGCCCACCATTGGGGGACTTTAGCGTCAGCTGGAATTGGTAGTGGTTCTTCCCTTACTAAACGAACATTGCTGGTTGCGGATGGCGTTCCTGTCGTCGTCTCTGCTGGTGCTTGTGCCATCGCTACCGTTCCCCCTGCTACCCCTAAACCTATAAGTGTTGCTATAAAAATCTTTAACATTGTTTCTCCTAATCGTAGGTGGATACTGACATCAACTCCTTGACTTGCTCTGGGTATATGAGAAATCCTTTCGCGGGATTTGTGGAGTCTGCGGCTGCCGTTCGGATTTGTAATCTCTCGACGTTTGCTTTTATGTATCGGCGTAGCCTGCTGGTTTCAATTATAACAAATGCATTGGGTGAGAACAAATACACCCACCATTTGGCTTTAGTAGTGGCTATCCCTGATGGCTTCCACCCTGTATCACGCGGGTTCTGTTCGAACTCTACGAAGATGCGTCCGTTGCGGAAGCGGTCAAACTTTACTTCGAATGAGCCTTTGCTTAGGTCTTCAAGGAACTGTGTTACAAGCTCTTCACCTTGATGACCGAACGCTAAATCTTTTGTGAAGTCAAATTGTTTGATGTCATGTGATGGTTCGTACCCTTCGGTACGCTCAACCATTAGTAGCCTGCCTGTTTTAGTATCTTCATTAGGTCATCTAAACGCAATAGCGCATACTGGTCAGCAGGGTTACCGTAGTTGCGACGCTTCGCCACCACAATCCCAATCTCTGCGCCAGCATTACGGCGTTCGTTCTCAGCTTCATGCAACCAACCAGAAAAGTTCAATGTCTTCTGGTTCTTGCACTCCCACACGAGACGAGGGTCAGTACCTGCGATGTCACCCTTATCCAATGTGCCTTGCAATGTGCGACGCTCAACAAAAGGATAAAAGTTTTTCAGATAGTTGACAATGAACGTCTCGAAGTTAGTTCCCTTGGCTCGTTCCTTCGACACGCCGTACCTCCTCATCCAATAGCAAACGAAACAGCGCGCTACGCGACCATCCCCTTTTCTTACATATTGTTTCCACCCATGACAGTTGGTGTGCGGTCAAGCGCATCGACACCATCTTGGTTGACGGTGCTGAACCTGTCGGGTCTACTGTGCGTTTCGCCGCCATTAGTTACCACCCTCGTTCTTCATAGCGGTGAAAGCGTCACGCAAGATAGGTAGCTGTGACTGCATGATTACCCCATCCCAGTTGAGTTTGGCTTTCGATGCAACGATGGCTGGGTCTAACCCAATCTTGTCGCATGCATCAACAAACTGTTTCACTTGTTGCTGTGTTAACGGTTTGTCTTCGTTCACGGGAGAAGGTTCAGCAGGTTTGGTAGCAAGCGGATTCGTTACCTTGCTGTTGGTCTGTACCTTCCCCGCTATTTCTTGTCCTTCCCATTCCTGTTTGCTCCACAGGGATAGCGAGATTCCGAAACGCATTGCGGCGTTGCGTAGGAAATCTCCAATAAGTTCTTTGTCCAACTCAGCTTTGTCGTGTTTGACTGAGCCGACACCGATGATGTCTTTGCCGTGGACGGTGAGGATTCCCCACATCACAGCCATGCCATTGACTACATGAATTGCTGGTCGTCCATCAGTCCAACCGCATGGTTGCCATGACCATAGTGGGTCGACCTCGATAAGAATTTTGGTGATTTCCGCATGCCCGACAAAATCGAGGGAACCTCCGCCGCGTGGGAGTTTGCCTACGATTGACTTGTCAGGTACACCATGCTTGGTGAGTACATCGAGTAGTGCTTCTTTGATTGCTTGCTCTTCCATTATTTTTCTCCCTTCAAGAGAAGTGTTCGTGTTGTTGTTGGCTTACTATATTTTGCTGCTATCTCAGGTTCCATTGCTTTCAATCGTTTAATGTCCAACGATTCCCATGTGCGTCCCTTCCATGTTGCAATGATTGTTCCGTCAACCGTAGCAACTTCGTTCGGTCCAATCAACTCACACAGTTCAGCTTTGAGTTTGTCTTCTAGTTCTGCTAGGGACTTGGCTTCTGACTTCACATGCTTCAGTTGTGCTACAAGTTCCTTGGCGGTGACTGGTAGTTCTATCGCTGTGTGTTCTACCTTTTGGTAGCGGCTAGTAATGGTTTCATATGACCAGTTCACGCCTTCTGGTGTCATGTCCATGTCGATAGCGGACAACCATTTGGCTACAGCATCACAATGTTCTTGTTTCTCACCATCGCTGATGTGTTGCTCATAGATGTACAAGCTCATCGTGTTATCGAAAACTCCCCATGTAACAAGGTTTGTGTCAGCGCAGATGGCTTGCTGGATTCCTTGGATGCGCCAGTAGTCAGGTAGTTCACCTTCCCATGGGCGTGATGAGGTTTTGATTTCGAGAATCTTTCGCTCGTCACCGTTCTCATAGAAGCCGTCGAGGGTGGCAATCATTCGCGCACCGTTGTCTGTTTCTGCAACAAACATTTCTTCAGGTGTGGTAAACGGTATGCCTGTTTTGTCGATAGCCCATTTGATACACAGCGGTTCAAGGTCGTTGCCACGGGTCATTGCCCATGTTGGTTCGATAGGTGCAGGGGGTATGTCACCTAACAATTCGGCAGCGTACTTGTCTGCTGGTACGAATGGGTGTAGCCCGTAGATGGCAGCTACTGCTGATGCTGAAACACGTTTGCGTTTCTCCGCATCCCAGAAGCGGTCACTTAACCAGTCTTGTCCACCGTGTTCGTTTTTAGTTATGCGGTATCTGTTGATTTGCATGTTTTCCCTTCGTGTTGTTTCCCTTACCGTCTACCTTATCCGATAGTAATACCGTATGTCAAGTATCTTTTGGGAAAACTTTCATGGTCTTCACCATCGCAACAGGAACACAAAGCACACCGTCAACATCGTCGCTATCTGTTTTCGATTGGTAGATGGTGATGTGGTCTGGCTTGCCACCCTCGTCAGCGGTCAGTAGGAATCCACAGCTGTTCACCATGCACGGCTCTTGGTCGATGCCATCGAGTGGTGTCCATGTTTCTGTGGCGGCATGCGCGTCCATCCATGTGACGATTACTACTGGGTGGGTTAGCCCTTCTGCCATGTCAAGAGTTTACTGTCTCCCGCGGACGTGAGGATGCGATAAGCAGGCGGTCTAGTTCGTTTAAAGCTTGGAAGAATTCGTCTTCTTCTGGGCGGGAAACCCTTGCTGTTACTAGGTATTTGCGGATTGTTTCTAGTGTTTGGCGAGTCATAGGACCGACCAAGATACCAGTCCTAGGAATTGTCTTGCAATTACTTCTGGTGGTTTTCTAGATGCTCACTCAATTTGTCAGACACTTTGTCTATTTTGTACTCAACAGAACCCTGCTTCTTGTACACCATCTTCAACATACCCATCACAACGTCATGGTCTTTAGCGTTTTCTTTTCTGAATTGTTGCAACAGAACTGTTAGCAAACCGCCAACACTAGACACAACAGCAGCAAGAAAGACAGCCCAGCCAGCGTCCACATCAGACTGCTTTGCTCGCTAACCAGTCAAGAACACGTTGTGGTTTATTGTCGCCACAAACGTACCTCAGATGCCATGGCTCACTTGGCACTACTTCCCAAGAGAAACCAAACGACACAGCGTTAGCTTTCAACCATTCAAGACGCTTACCGTTAGCGTTAGCAATGTCGATAGCGATACCAAGGTTGTGCTTTGATGTTCCAGGGACTGCCATTGGTGCGTTGCCCTTCTTCAGATACCATGCTTTGCCCTGATAGATGCGAGGCTTCTGACCTGCGATTACATCTGTTGTGTATCGCTGGAAGAATCCGTACTCTTGTACCGCAAGTGTGCGATATGTGTCCGCTGGACTAGTTGGAGATAGGTCAATTCCTTCTGCGTTCGCGGCGGCGTCCATTGCTTCATAGGCGTCGGCGGCGCAATGATGGAGTGTTCCTTTGCCTTCAATCTTGCGAAGAAGTTTCGGAGCGAGTTCACCAGGCTTCGCGTTCTTAAGACACGAACAGAGTTTGACATCGATGATTGGTAGGTCATTGCCCACTTTTTTCTTTAACGCCATTACTCGGAAATTTCAGGCTTAGCCTTAACTGCACCTGTGAACGCAAGTTCGATTTCTTCTTTGCTGAGGGAACCGTCAACGCTGAAGCGCAACAACTTCTCAACAACCTGTGCGCATGCCATGATGCCAGCGAGTGCTGCTGACTTCCATAGTTCTACGCCGATGATTGCTCCACCTGCAACTGCTGCGAGTGCGGATGAGCCGAAGAGTGCAACGATACGGAAGATGATGTTCTGGAGTTTTGCCATGACTAGTCTTTCTTAGAGAGGGTTAGTGACGAGTGTACCAAAACAACAACGCCTGTAATCAGGGTTGCTTGGCGTAGGGTTGGACCAGAGAGGGTAATCAAGACCATGCCTGTGCCTGCCCATGTCCATGCGTTATCTGCTAGGTAGTCCAAGAATTTTCTCATTAGCGTCTAATTCTAGTACCTGCGGCGGCGAGGGTTAGCCCAGCTGTGACTGCGATAAGGGTGCGGCGTTCTCCGACTGGGATGGTGGAGCCGACGGGGGTGTAGTCGTCTAAGCCTTCGCCGAAGATGTCAATGGTGTCTTCGAATTCTTCACGGATTTCGGTGGGTGCGGATTCGATTGCTGCGATTAGTTCCTCTGTCTGTGCGTCTGACAGTTCGGCTACGTCTAACGCCTCAAAGATTTGGGCAGCTTGCTCTGTGGTGATGACGGCTAGGACTTCGGGGCTGGACGCGAGGGCGGTTGCTTGTTCTTCGGTTGGTTCGTCAGCTAGCAGGGATTCCAAGACTTGTTCTACTTGTTCTGGGCTGAGTTCGGCTAGGGCTTCTACAAGGGCTTCTGTGGTTTCTGCCTCTGCTATTAGCGAATCCACTTCCTCGTCGCTTAGAGGGGCTTCTAGAGGGGTCTCAGGCTCTTCTGGCAGGGTTGTGTCCACGACTGTTTCTTCTGTAGTGTCGGGGGATGGCTCAGGACTTGGTTCAGTTGTTGTGGTTGTTTCTTCGGGAAGCGTCTCTTCTGGCGTGGCTTCCTCTACTGTCGTGCTTGTGGTGCCTGTCTCGGTTGGTTCAGGCTCTTCAGGAACGGAAGGCTCAACAGGTTCTGGCTCGGATATTTGAGGCTGTGTAACAGGTGTTGGTACTGGCGGTAGTTGTGTTGTGGTCGTCGTTGATTCTGTTGATGTTGTTTGGGGTACGGAAGTACTGGTAGTAGTTGAACTAGTTGTGGTGCTAGTTGAGTTTTCCACAGAAGTTGTTGTTTGAGGAACTGTTGTTGAGGTTGTCGTCGTTGTCGACGTGGTTGTCGTCGATGACGTGGTTGTCGTCGTTGTCGACGTGGTTGTCGTCGATGACGTGGTTGTTGTTGAGGTCGTAGTAGTAGTAGTTGTTTCTGGAACTGTCGTGGTAGTCGGGACTGTGGCAGGGACAGTCGATGGTGGGACAGTAGTAGTAGAGGTCGTCGTCGACGTTGTGGATGAGGTTATAGATTCCCATAACGACAGGTTACTGATTGTGAGATACCCAGGTTGGCAACAGGTATCTATTGAATACTGACGGAACGTGAAGATGTCGCCCTCATTGACGGGGACAGACAGCGAACCAGTCGCATTGTTCTGCTGTGTAAGCAAGGTGTATACACCGTTGATGCCGTACTGCGGTGGGTCATACACCCAACCATCATTGGTCTGATATGCCCAAGTAAAATCGACTGTGTCTACATCTGCGGGGATTGTGGTTTCAATCTTGACCCAATGCGGCTGACCTGCACACCCACCGTTATTTGGTCCAGTAAGAATGATGGTGTCATCTATGACCTCGACTAAACCTGATGTTGGGCAGGACTGGCTGTATGTCCATTCACCGAGAACATCGGCTTTAGCAGGTTTAGCAAATAACGCAAACCACAAAACGGGAATGAAGATTAGCCACTTGCTACGCAAGTTACCACTTACCTATGGGACATACAGCGTCCCTCAACTTAACCTTCCCCGTCATAAGGCAACCGCATTGTTTACATTGTTTAGTCAAACCAATAAGTTCAGGGCAAACAAGACAGATGCCCATGCGTTCGTCTGCTACTGATTCCTCTATCCGAGGGATGTTTGGGTTAAGCAAATCCCATGGACGGGTAGTGCCTAATCTTTTTTTATATTCTTCCCACGCGCTCATTCTGGAGAGAACGTAGACCCGTTGTATTTCCAGCCCATCTGTACCGTTTGACCTAGTTCTTTTGGAATAATAACAACCTTTGGGTCAGATGAATACACCGCTGTCATGTGTTCTAGTTCTTCATACAACATATGTTTCCATACAACTTCGCCGTCAATAACAAAAGCAAAAAAGTTATGCGGTTTGGTCAGGTCTGGACCTTGATTGTTATTTATTTCAGACATTATTTTTCCTTATCAGCATGGTGGGGAACCACAGGTTAATCCGTTTGACAAGCAGTACCAACCACCAATGTAATTGATGTATCCACCGTTAACTACTGTGGCTCCATTCATACATGGGTCAGGCGTTACTTGAACATACAATATGTCGTAAGCAGGGGTTGAACCACCACCGCAAGGGATGATTCCACACGTACCACAGTTTCCACCTTCTGTGCCAGTAAAACTGTATCCAGTATTAGTACATGTAGCAATTGCTGTACCAGTCCGTGTTGCTGTCGCTGATGTTGCAAAACCACTTCGGCTTGCGGTTACAGAAACAGTTGCCGAAGCACCATTAGCCAATCCAGCCTGGGTCACAGTTCCACCACTGCGCGACACACTTCCAGCACTAGTGGTTACGGTGTAGGTATTTGCCGCATCATAGTTGGTAATCGTAAATGTAAATCCACCGTATGTTCCTGTTGCCGCACTCAATGTTGGTGTAGCAAGTTGGTTCAAAGCAGAACCCGAAACCGTACCCGTTGCAGACTCATAACCGCTACGAGTAGTGGTAACAGTTACCGTCGAAGACGCGCCGTTAGATAGTCCAGACTGCGTAATAGTGCTAGTAGAAATAGAAACAGAACCAGCAGTAGTTGTAGCCGAATACGTGTAAGCAGCATCATAGTTAGTAATTGTTGCAGACCAACCACCAACCGCACTAGTAGCCGAACCCATCGTGGGTGCTACACCGCTATATGTCCCGCCAACTCCAGCAAGAACCTGCATGATTACGCTACGACGTTACCGAGAACGACCCATTCGTTGGTGGCAATACAAATCACCGTAGCCAACGCATACTGTGCGCGAGTCTTAACACGCGAAGCCTCACTACGCAAAGTCACACCAGCACCCTGAGCAACAGTTACCTGACCTGAACCAGTTTGCAAAATGTTGATTTGGTCGCCAACAGAAAAAGTTGAAGCAGGAATCGTTGCCGTAGTAGTCGCACTAAAAGTCACAACACGGTTAGCGTCACCAGCCACAAACGTGTATGCGCTAGTTGTACCAGCGTTAACACTCAACCCGTCAAGTTCAGCCGAACCGATAGCGCGGTCAGCGACCTTTGCTTTCGTAACAGCGTTATCTGCCAAACCAGCCGCAGGGATTTGTTTCCACGCAACACCATTCGCAGCCGATGAATCAGCCAACAACGCATAGTCGTTTGTGCCAACAGCCAAACGGTCCAGAATCGAACCAGTAGTAACCAACAAGTCACCCTTAGTGGTTAGCGTTGAAGCGACCTTGTTCGCTTGGTCAGCGTCAACAGCCGTGAATACTGGGTAACAGGTTGCGCCAGCGTTATGTGCTGCACCTGTTGTCCCGTCAACACCACGAGTGATGCTTGACAACGATGAACCTGAGCGTGTACCAACCAACACCTTTTCTTCGGTACTAAGACCTGGGTCAATAACCATAAAGAACGAACCGTTAGCGGTGTTGTTCCAGTTCGTGGTGTCCCCCGTGATAGTGGCTGTGGTGTCGCTACTAGTAATCGCGTTGGTCAACGTACAGGCGGGAGCCGCGCCAGCGTATGACCTTCGTGTTGCGTATGGCATTTATACTCCTAATCTTGTACTGAACGCATCGTGATAATGCAGGTGCCTTCAAGGTCCCAATTGGATTCTAGCGCATCGATGATATTGAACTGTAGGTCCTCAACGATAACCGAATAGGACTCTGTGTTTTCTTGGTAGTTGATTACCCGCGGGTTGTTCACTAGGTCACGGAGGTAGTTCAATTCGGTTTCTACATCGAAATAGTATTCAACATCTTTGACTCGGATGTGGTGGTGCATAAGGATTGGGACACGGAACACTTGGCTTCTGGCTGGGCTGGCATATGCTCGTGCCATCCAACGGGTCAGGGTTGGTCCTGTTGTGGCTGTTGCACGGTCCATGACCAGTTTGAATGACGCTTCAATGAACTTGGTTTGTGGACCTGTTGCGACATGTTCGGTGGTGTCAGCGTTGGCGTGTGCTGGTAGTCCAAGGTATGCGGCAGAGTCAAGTGAGATAGATGGGGTGACGGTACCGAGCAATGGTGTGGTACGGATGTCAAACTTGGCTACGAACTTGCGGTCTGGGATGCCCCAACGGTATGTGCCTGTAACAATTTCTCCTGACTCAACAAGGTTGGCTGAGTCTTCAGCAATGATTCCTACACCACTTATCCAGAAGCAACGTTTGTCGTTGAACGTGACAAGACCGTTTACTGTTGCTGTTGAGTTGTACATCAGGTCTGTAGCAAATGCTGGGGTATTAGCAGAGGTGAACGTGCCAAGGTCAAGGCGTCCAAGCCCGCCCGATACGCCGTCATAGTTTGTCCAAGTGAAGTAACTGAAACGTCCTTCGCTAGTGAACTTGTTTACCGCACCAGATGTTGGAATGATTTGCCCTGCAACAAGGTTGCTGTTGCTATCAGTCGATGCAAACCGAACACCTTTATCCGTACCAATAAGGATGAACCCGAGATAACCAGAGATGGCGGTGACTACTTCACCTGTTGGGAGTTCAAGTGCAACAACACCAGAGTCCAATGTGCCATCTGCTTTGATAGTGATTTTATAGATGAGTGATTTTTTACCTGCATATCCTGCGGCATACACAGCGTTCTGACCTGTGGCTACACCTACCCAACGGAAATCTGGGTCATCTATTAAAATTCTGTCAGTTGAAGAACCCGCACCTGCAATCTGGCGCAGGTTTTGGTCATGTGCAGCAAACATGTAACCCTTAGCGAAACCCAACATGTAGTAACTATTTGTGCCAGTAACAAATCTTGTTCCACTAATTGTTCCTGGTGCTGCACTAGTGTCAATTTTGCGTACGCCATCGCTAGGGAAAGCAAGATAAATATCGTTGCCATCGGTTGCCATAGCCGCACAAATCCCGCCAGGTTCACCCGTGCAATCTGTCCATGTTGGCGATGATGCGTATGGGTCGGTGGTAAATTTGACATCTGCACCAAGCGAAAAATAAACTCGTCCATCCTGTACTACAGAATGTGCTGTAGTAGCAGCAGATGATAACGAAACTTTTGTCTTATTGAGTAGCGTTAACTGTCCCTTAGTCCAAGGGTTTACACCTTTGCTGGAAAAGAAACGGTAGTCCTGTGCTTCTGCGGTGTCAGCATATTTTTGTCCAGCACCATAATGCCACGATGTTTCACCTCTACGCCACAACCCCTGCGGGTTAATAGCAGCCTCACCTGGGCTGGTTGACTGGTCAACAGAGTCACGCACTCGTGGTTCAAACCCACGGGAAAACTGTCCAGATTTTTCGTCAACGAGATACGGTCTGCCGTTGATGGCAATAGGGAAAATGTCTGGAACAAGCTGAGTTGTCCCTGTACCTGTAAAGAACCGCGGCGAAGGATAAAACGAGTCAGTGAATTTGAGTAGCGTTGCCACCATTTAATCCTTAGATAAAAATGTTGGGTATGACCTCTGTAGTCGAGCAGCTTCTGCTTGGATACGTTCACGGCGCAAGCGTTGCAAGTTAGAAATTGAGCCACCTACTGCACCTGACGGTACTTCTTCTGCGCGTCGTGAATCGCCTTGTGATTCGGTGAAGTTGCGTTTAATTTCTCGTGGCGACATAAGTCGTAGTTGCGCCCCAATTGCAACAATATCTGTGACCGACTCTTGAATCCCGCAAGTTGTGTTTACGTCAGAGGATTCGGTCGAAGCGGTCACATACGGTGCTTTATAGACAATGCGAAGGCGACCTGGGAATACCCCTTGGTCGAACCGTAACGCAAAGCCTGTAGAGAAGTCATCTGTTGGTACATCACGCACGAGGCGAACCTTGCGTGCGACAGGGTAATCGTCAACCATATATCGCACAGAAACGTTTAGCAGGTCGATAATTGCGGTGACACCCGTCAAGTTAATCATGGTGTCAGAGCCGTTGTAATCGATGTCAACAGTTTTGACTTGGAACAACCCGTTCATTGGTGATGACAGGTCAGCCATTTCATCGTTGATTGCTTCCAATACTTGTGCGCGTGGGAAGCGAGGGTTGATTTTGATTAGTGCGGTTGATGTGTGTGATGTTGCGGTGGTTCCGTTGAAGCCGCGTTCCACGGTTAGGACTTTGGTGCCTGTGTCGGCGGTCCAAATGTACATAAGTTCTGAGTCGATTTCTAGAACTTGTCCAGCGCGCAACCCCTCTAAAGGGTAGGTGGTAGTAACTGATGTCGTGGATGCATCTATGGTTGATGCCAGTTTGTTGCGCGGTTCAACTGTTCCCGATAGCAGTTGTCGCAACGTCCTGTCTATGACGGTTGCGGCTGTGGTCATTTACTTCTTTTTCTTAGGCTTTGCCTTTTCCTTCATCTTCATTGGCTTGCCAGTTTTCTTAGCTTCCTTTTTAGCGGCTGCCATTCCTGCTGCACCGTAACTGAATTCTTTTTTTCCTACCATTGGCATAATGTCTCCTGTCGACTCTTAGATGTTACCATTTAACTTTATCTGCCCAGTATGCTGCAGACATCTTGCCTTTAGCGATGTTCTTGGCGTGGCGTGCTTTGAAGGCTTTGTTTCTGGCAGAACCCTCTGGTGAGCCTTTTACACCTTGTTGCCCGAATCTGATGAGTTTTACTTTGTCACCAGTTTTGGCTAGGACAGCATGGGATTTGTTGGCGTTAGGTGTCCGCTTTGGTTTGTTATAACCAGCAAACTTCTCACCCCTGTACTCAATCATTTCTTTTTCTTTGTTTTCCCAGCTTCGGACAATGCAATAGCAACAGCCTGTTTACGGTTAGTTACTACTGGACCTTTCTTTGACCCAGAGTGCAATGCGCCAGCCTTGAATTCGTGCATAACCTTTTGGGTTTTCTTCATGGCTTTAGATGGCTTTTTCATGATTGCTCCAGTAGGTATCCTGAGTCGCGAAGAACATCGCGCACATTTAACACTACATCATACGGTTGACCAGGCTTTAGGTCGATGCTGTGGCTGCCAATGGTGGCTTTGATTTTGCGGTTTACTTGTACTTGGCATAATGGTTCTAGGGGTAGCCAATCAGGTACCACACGATTGCTTGTTGGTTTGACTATCTGGAGTAACTGTTTTGCTGCGGTGTCCCAGTTGAACGCTGCGGTTTCTGCTGCATGGGTTTCTGCCCGCTGACGGTAACGCTTCCGATTGTTGTATAGGTCGGTGATTGCTGCAGCTAATGCGTCTGGGTCTGGTTCGTCCCAGTCACCCATGTTTTGCCAGACACCTTTAGCGGTGGGGACGCTAGTAGTGGGGATGCGGTGGGTGGCAAGGTCAGAGAACTCGCGATGCCCGTGAGCGTCAGACAGTATGGTGGGTACGCCTGCCGAGATTGCTTGAAGTGGCATGAGCCCGAAGCCTTCGCCACGGGACACAGAAATGAAACCGTCCATTGAGCGCACAAGGTCGGCTTCTTCTTCAACTTTCATCCAGTTCCTATGCACTACCACGTTGGGGTAGTCGAGGTTGGCTGGGGCAAACAGGTGCGGGGGAACTATCTTGATATGCAACTCTGCGTCAGGAAGCTTTAACTTGTTGAATACTTCCAGTACAACATCTAATCCTTTTCGATACCATTCGGAACCGCCGCACATGATACGGAACTTGTCGTGTGGTTCAGGAGTTTTCGGATGCCATAACTCACGGTCAACACCCAAGGGGATAACCCTCACGTTGTCATGGTGTTGGGAAAACAGTTCCCAGTTGTGCAAGCTTGGGACAATGACGGTCTCGAAGTTGCAAAGGTAGTCAGAGAACTCTGGGGGTAGCCAGTTCGTTTCCCACATGGTGAGCAAGGTGGGTTTCTGTCCCCGATGCCAGCCCTTAATCAGATTAGGGCGAAGCGCAAACACCACATGTTCTGCGTCGTCACACAAAGTAACCTTTTTAGCTAACGCTGTTTTAAGCCCGACGACCATTTTGCCGTAGCCAACATGTTCGATGTTGACCCCGACGAGATTTAGATAGTTGGCAGAATCCCTGTCTCCACTTGCCATGATTCCTGTGCTTTCTTTTCTACCTCAGCCGCACCATCAATCTTCTTGGGTTGTAAACCATCAGCGCGAAGACGTTTGTATGCTGGCATATCTTTGTTCCAGTTGCGTTCAGTTTGATTAACTTCCGCCACCCTAGCCCCTCTGCTAGTGGTTGTGTTGGTTCCCATGCGAACACCTGCTACACGGCAACCGAAGCATCCTTCAACGTCTAACGTCGGATGTGTTTCCCTGTGCTTCATGAAATGTATGCCCCATATCCTGCTGCGGTTAAAGCTGCCACTTCTGCAGCATCAATCTCGTTGTCGTGTCCGCCATAATACACCTTGGAAACCATGGTCAGGCTTGATGGTTGGTTGTCGGTATAGGTTCCGTTGGTAAGTAAGAAGATGTTCCGTCCACGAGGTGATGCTTCTATCCTGCCACCAAGACGGTTCGCCAGACGCTGGTCTTTTGACAGTCGTAGCCCGCCCATATAGTCTCCGACTATTACTGGTACTACGAAGTTGTCGGTTGGTGGTCTGAAAATTGCCATCAGGTGATACTACTTCCATAACCTGCCGCTGTAAGTTCTGCTATCTCTGGGTCTGTAAGGAAAATGTCATGCCCACCGTAATAGACACGGGTGATGAGTTCTGGTCTGCGTGGGTCTGTAGTGGTGTATGTCCCATTGCTCAGTCGGTACAGGTTTTTGGCACGCGCACCTTGTGGGGTGTGGGCAAACAGTCGGTCTGGGGATGCTCCAGAAAGTCTGACAGCGAACGGATAGCCTTCGGTTATTGGGACACGGAAGATGTGGGACTTGTCCCAGTTGGATGGGTCAGCGTCACCTTGTCCTGAGCCTGTTCCTGCCCTGATGACCGTAACGTAACCAAGTGCGGACTGCGCTCCCGTTCCCGAACCCGACGCAGTACGGATGCCCGTGACGATGCGTGTCGCTGTCTGCGTTCCTTGACCAGACCCAGTAGCAGTTCGTGGTGCAACATGGAGTCCGAGTGTAGTCGAAGTCCCGTTGCCTGCACCTGTGGCGGTGCGTGGTGCGATGTGTAAACCTGTGGCATCAAACCCTGAACTACCTGAACCTGTAGCAGTTCTAGCGGGGTTGATGTTCCAGTCGGCTGTGTCACCTGCTGTTGCCCCACCTGCACCGTATGCTGTGCGGAGTAGA